TTGCGCCTAAAGCATTTCTGGCATAGGCTCCGACCCTCCAGTTGTCTGTAGAGAAGTCTTTTTCACTCTTTATTTCCAAGGGTTTCCTCTCCAGGAAGTACAGGTTGCGCTTCATTACCCGGCTATCAATGGCGAACCAATACCCGTCATTGAGCCAGTCGGAAATAACAACATTAAACTTCTCTTTGTAGGGGTTTACGTTGTTGTCTCCGGAATTCACCTTGCCAGCAGAATATAAGGCTTCAAATACTTCGTTCCGTATGTTGTAGGCAGCAAAAATGGTATCCACCTTGCAGTTGCCCTTATTGCCCACGTCTGTTTTTATGTCCTTCATCATATCTTCGGCGGTTTTCAAGTTGGCTACACTAAAAGCATTCGTGGTGTAGTTGTCCTGGTTGCTGCCTTTGCCTGTTTTAGACGGGTGAGCGTTGGAGGCCAAAGCCTGGCCGTCTGCCGTCTTAATGTCAAACGTCTTACCGCCAAAGGTAAAGGTTGTTGATGTGCAGTTGTTAAACGGCGCGTGGAGCAGTTCTTCCATGGTGGCATTCCAGGAATCAATCAGCATTCCTGCAAGACCTTCCATGTCGAGAATCCGGCTGTCGTCGATTAATTCGCGTTTGATCTCAATACCTTTCTTGAAAACGGTATGGATCATCTGTTTAGAGAAACCTTCTTCAAAGCTCTCGTATGGTATTTGACCGTCCGTAGGCACAAACGGCCCAATGCCGGTTAAACCAGCAAAAGACTCGCTGTAGTGCTTGGACTTGCGCACGTTATACAACTTACCCTTAATACTTTCCTTAGCAAAGTCCTGTTCTTCCCTGGAAATAAATGCCATTAGTGGACCTTCAAATCTACCAATAGCGGCATCTATTTTCCCCGCAGTTGCAGTTACAATCACTATATTTCACTTCCTCTCAAATTTTTGGGCACAAAAAAAGAGCCTCCTTAAAAGCTCCTTCTGTGCGGTTTATTCGGTTGCTTGCCCGGGCTACTCGAACTTAACCCGGCATTTCTTTTTGGCAGTATCCACCGAAATAATGGTTGCAGGCGTTCCATTAGTGGAAGCCGCATTGATATTCAGGCCGTTGGAATCCAGGGCATACTTTGAGCCTACTGCCGGGGGCACTACCGGACTGGCGGTAGAGGTATAATCGGCCAGCCATACCTGGTCGGCACGAACGGCAATAGCCTCAACGTTGTTACTCGTACCAGCGGCTACCTTCTGAATCCCGATATAAGCAGGTTTAGTGGTGGTTGAGGCTTTAGTCAGCTTGCCGCTAGCAAACTTAAAGGTTTCGCCAACAGCCGCAGCCTCCTCGTTGGTCAACGGTAATACCTCAACAACGGTTCCTGCACCATCATAAGTGCTTTCAAGTACAAACATTCACATTTCATCTCCTATCCGTAAAGTTTTTTGTGGAATGCCCTGGCCTGTCGTTCCGTCATGCCAGAGTCCTTATACATTTGCAGGGTATCGGCAGGCAGTGGTGTCGCGCTTGCATTAGAATCCCCTGCACCGTCACCCTCCGTTTTCAGGTGGGACTTACTGTTAATTTTGTTCAGTGTCTTTTGAGCCTCCGCTTTTTGCGCTTTCTCCAGCACCTTAGTCTTGTTGGTTATAAACCAGGCATCGTATAGGCTGTAGCCTTTTTTCAGTTTTTCAACCGTTTCATCGCCTAATTTGGCAAGGTTGGTAGGCACTAGGTCGCCGTAGTCTTTACGCAGCTTGTCGTAATCGGTGAGTATTTCCCGCGCCTTTTGCTGGTGAATGGCTTCTTGCTGCTGCAACATTTGTTGTTGCCTAAAAGCCTCTTGGTTGGCCTGCGCTTGACGCCTCATAGCCGCAATCTCGCTTTGAACAGCCTCAAGCCGAAGTGACTGATCTGCTGTGGCGGCCTTTGCGTTGGCGATCTCACGAGCTACCGGTTCCTCGTAGCCCTGATTTACAAGCATGTCATACGTCGATTGGAATACTATCGCCGGGCGCTGCTGCATTTCCTGTTGTCGCGCTATTTGCTGTCGCTGGTGGGTCTGCGCTACTGCTGATTGGTACTGTTCCCATGTATGAATACCGTGGGACTGGCCAAAGTTTTGCGCTACCCAGGAATCGCGCTCTTTTAATGCCCGTTCAGCTTCTTCCGCTTTCCTCCGCATTTCGGCAAAAGCAGCATTGGCCTCCGGGGATTGCTCCCTTTTAACAGGTTCAGGTACTTCCGGCGGTTTTTCTTCCGCAGGTTCTGGCGTTTCCGGTTCTTCAGAAGCAGGTTTCTCCGCTTTTTCAAAGTCGAATTCGCCTAAATCAACCGCATCTTCCGATTGGTATTCCTGTGGTTCCGGACCACCGCTGGCGTAGTTGTCGCCAGGGATGATTGACGAAGTGGTACTAGTTGCATCTCCGCTTGACAGGTCGGCGGTTCCTGCCGCGTTTGCGCCTCCTATTGTCATTTTCCATACCTCCATTAATTAAGTGGATTTTTGCGCTGTTCCATGCGAATTTGTGGTTGAAAAGGTAACGCTCCATGCTGTGAACATGGAGCGTCGTGGGCTACTTACCTTTACCCTTTACGCCGTCCCGGAGATCGCTGCCGTAGATAACCTTGCCGCTTTCGGCCGGCTTTCCGGTTGCGCTACCGTATTGCTGGATACCCTTAATCGGCATTTTAGGAACGTTTCCGCTGTTCTGCCCTGCCATATTGCCTCACCTCCTCGAAATAGAATGGCTCTGTGTTAGGTAATCGTGGGCGGCGACTCCACCGCTTACGCCGCTTTAATTGCCCCTATGTGGGCTTACCGGGGAATAAAAAAAGCGGGAAGTATAGAACAAAACAGACTATCTCTAGCCCACTTTGCTCTATACTCCCCGCTGGTTTTCCTAGTCAGGAAACGAATTAATTATTTAGTTACATACTACGTTTTGGGTTAATCCTTGCTAACCTTAATATCCGGCGCCGGGGTTATCATCACCACGTCACCGTTTTTCTTAATAACGGTCAACTTGCCCCAGTCAAAGCTGCGAAGCTGTTCAATGATTAACACTTCTTCACTTGAAAGCATCATAGGTTTTCCCCCTCTATTTTTTTTATGTCTTGCACTATGGCATGTTGACAAATTAAAACTCCTTCTGCATTGCTCAACTGTCATATTACTAAAAAAACAAAACCAGCCAGGGTTATCCTTTTCAAACCTTGGTATATCTAAAAATGACGAATATTTACATGATATACAATCATACTTTGTTTTTGATATTTTGCTTAACAACCTTTCGAGCATGGTTTTTCCCTTCATTATTTGAGCCATTCTGCTATTCTATCCAACCTTACAAAAGCAGTAGAAAGTGCATGTATGGCCTGCTCCTGCGCAATATCCTCCGGTGTTCCGTTTTCTGCTGCAAAGCCAGCCATATGCAGGTGTAAAAGCTCATGCACTAAGCCGGTTTCGTGGTCTTGGGGGAAGCGTTTGTTGTCATAGTCAACCGGATCGAGTAAGTTGACTATTGCCGCCTTCTTCTCCATCCTCCAGTGTACTTCTGCTTGTCCATCAAGAGACAAGTCTCTACCCCTGCAAATACATACCTTTATTTCCCAATCTTGCAATCTTAGTATCTTCTGCCACTTTGCCAGGGCAGCTTCGGCCTGTTCTTGGGTGAATGTCATTCTGGGTTTTCCTCTCCTTTCGGCATGTCTATTTTCCTTTCTTGCCCGGCGTTACCTCAGATACTTCAATACACAGGCCGGTAATTGTACCGCCCCTATCCTGTGATTCAGACCGCCGAACAATTTTCCCCTTCATCTTTAGATCGACAACATTACCAACCTTGGCTCTGCTTATAGAAGCCGGTATCTGACCATTTTCAAGGTAAATTGACGGCTTGTACGGCACTAACTTAGCAGGAACATTTGATTCCCCCTTGATTTTCTTGGCCGTAGTTTTCTTTGGTGGCGCTTTCTTTGCGGTTGGCTTGGCTTTACTCCCGCCTTTGGGCGGAGTTTTCTTAGCTACCATTGGTTAAATTCCTCCTTTCAGTTGTGGTTGCACTCCCAAAACTTCCTGTAACATTGCCATGGCCTGCTCGGGGTCAGTCTGCAATAACTGCAAAAACACAGCCTGCTGTTCCGGGGGTAGCTGCGCTATGATTTGCTGTACCTCTGGCGGCAGACTTGCTATAAGTTGCTCTATTCCACCACCTGGCGGCGTTTCTCCGGGTGGCATACCTCCCTGAAACATTTGCATTAATACTTGCCGCTGTTCGGGAGTTAAGTTCGCCAAAGCCTGTTCATTTCCCTGTTCTTGCTGCGGCGGTTCGCCAACGCCGGTTGCCTGCTGTACCACTTCCGCTATCTTTTCTGGCGGTTGTGACAAGAAAGCAATTATCTGGTCAGGCGGCAACTGTAATACCTTCTCTTGAAACTCCGGTGGCAGTTGTTGCATAATCTTCAATAACTCAGGCGGCAATTGATTCCCTTGTGGTGACTGACCATCGGACTGTCTTACCACCTCTGCAATCTTCTCCGGTGGCTGTGACAGAAATGCCACTATTTCATTCGGTGGAAGCTGCAGCACCTTCTCTTGGAATTCGGGAGGAAGCGCCTGGAACACCATCATCAATTCAGGCGGTAATTGCCCTTCTGCGCCTTGCTGTTCCCCTGGCGGTGGTAACCCTTGAGAAATGTCCGCGCCTCCCTGGGGCGGCATTTGCGGCTCTGGTGGCATTCCCTGGGGTGGTGGCATAGTTCCCGGCGGTGGCCCCTGTTGCGCCTGCATCTTCTGCTGTTCCATCTCCAATATTGCAGAAGCGTTAGGCACACCGATTGACTCCATCAGCATCCAGTATTCTACGTTGTCAATGCGGTTGCCTGCGTTATTAGCAAGGTCAAGGATAAACCGCTTGTCCTTCGGCAATGCGCTTTCTGCTTGTACGAATATATCAAACTCCGGGTAGTACCACTCCCCGGCGTCGTCCTGCTTAATTAGCTTTGATTTGTCCCAGTAGCCGTAAACGGGCTTATTGTATTGTCCATCCATGCGGTATGGTATCCGGTGGTCGGCAAAGGCCAACAAAAAGTCATACCACATTCGATATAGCTCAGTATATGCAATGTCCTTCTCGTCCGCTTTGACACTCATACGTCCCTGTGTGTTTGCGGCCAATATTTCCAACGCGCGGCCTGATAATTCCTTCCCACCGTCCGTCCTGCCCTGGCTAGCCTCGGTAACACCTAAAGCGTCCTTGGCAGCCTGCACGTATAGATAATACAAGTCCTTCAAGCTGTTGTCCGGGGTTTTTAAGTCCTTGGAAATAACGTCATTATGCGGGTCCTCGGTTTCGATAACCTGCAAGGTAGCGTCGGTAATCTTCCCGGCGGCGCCCGAACCTTTGCGAACAAATATCTTTGTCGTGCCTTTCATCTGCTTTTCTTCTTCGGCGGAAAGAAGTTTTTTGATTCCTTCCTGCTGGTCGTAAACAATGTACGGGTCGGCTAAACCCCTGGCTGACTTTTCGCGCGGGATATTGTACCAGAGTACGAAGGGAAACTTGTCCGGCACATGGCAGCGCACCCGGACGGTTTCATGCCCGATAAGGTTACCCGCCTCGTCAAACCGGGGTATGTCTATTTCGTCAAATTCGATAATATTTCCGGCCTCGTCCCGCTTATAGAAGAATTTCGGTTCGTCTTTGATAATCGTATCGCCTACCCAGGTCAGTAGGCAGATATCTCCGTCTTTGTCTTTGTGCCACGCCTCTACGACCGACAACTTTTTCACCTTTTCGTTGTGATAGCTGTCGGCACTGGACTCGAAGTAGTCAAGCTGGCCGTATTCCAGGTTTTCAGACTCTAGCAACTCCCGGGATTCTTCACCGTATTCGCGGCATATGTAGTCCAGTGTCCGGTTTTCGACATGGAACAGGTAGTCCATATCTCGAATGTTGAATACGCTGGGCTGTAGAATAACATTACATGGATGCGGGTTGGTGGTTTCAATCCTACCGCGGTAGGTATGCGCCTTGTAGCCTGGATTATAGCCAACTTTAAAATAGGCAATCCCGTTCTTTTTTACTATTCGCTCGTTCTCGCTGTTGATGCGGCGCAGGGAGGTATCCCCGGCCATGTATGTGAGCTGCCCCTCGATCATGTTCCGGCGCTCAGCTTCGTCGGCCTCCTCGGTCGGTTCTACCGCCGGGACAGGCATATTCACGTCAATCTGGCTTTCGATCAGCTGGTAGACAAGGTTAACCACCTGCCGCGCCGGTTGCGGCGAAGGGTAGTCCTGGTAGCGATCTGAAACATATATATCCGCACCGCCAAGCGGCCTGACTTGTTTCGTGCCGCCGTACAAAGCATCGTACACGGCGCACTCGGATCGGAATATCTCATGCTCTTCCTTGGCCTCCTGGAGGCGTTTCTTCCAGGCTTCTAGCTTGGCCTGTTGTTCATCTTCGGATAGTTGTTCCGGGTCGCGCATTATTCGTTTCACCACCTTTTTGATGGCGCCTGGGATGTTCATTGTGTCACCTCGTTTCTCTGTAACCAGGCTTTCGGTTATTTTCGATAGCCTGGCGGATAGCTTCATAATCACGATGCCCACCCTCTGTGTATTTCTTGAAAGCAGGCTTAAGTACATGCCTTAAATTGCACTCCATGATAAACGAATTATTACACAATAGCCGGCCTAGCATTGCTCCGATCTGTAGAGCTTCTCGCAGGTGAACCGTTTTGGTCAGGTTGACCTCGCTGTCATAACATTCAATCACGC